TGAAGGTTCAAGTAAGGTAGAGGAAGGTTCGGAGGAAGGTACAAGTAAGGTTGCGACCAAGGTAGAGAAAGGTACAGAGGAAGGTACAAGTAAGGTTGCGACCAAGGTAGAGGAAGGTTCAGAGGAAGGTACAAGTAAGGTTGCGACTAAGGTAGAGGAAGGTCATGGGGGGAATATAGGGGGGCTAAAAGCCCCTAAAAAGAAAGAGAAGGAAAAGGGGAAAAGGGAGGCAGAAAATGCGCCCGCCCAAGATCTGAATAAGATGGGATATAGAGAGAGCGCCTATGAGGAGTCGCCAAGTAATGGCATCCTTACTCCCATCCTCTCCATCTACGAGGAGGTACGCAATGAGTACCCTATCCTACCAGCACCGCCACTCTACGACAGCAATATCTTCTATCAAGCCAAAGAGCTGACCGACGCCTGGGGCGGAGGTGGATTTCGGGATCGATTGGGGAAGGCTCTACGCCGAGCCTGCGCCTCTACCTTCCTGCGTGGCAAAAAGAACCTCTTCAAGTATGCTTGGCTGACAAAGCTAGCTAATCTCGAGAAGATCGAGGCAGGCAACTACGATGATGACGAGCCCAAGGCGCGGGCCTCGTCCTCTGCCTCGACTGCTACCCACTACACTAACGCCGCTTGGCAGGAGGTCGCCCCTCCACCCATCACTCCCGAGCAGCAGGCGCTCATGGATAGAGTCAATAACATGACGCTCGAAGACTTCTACAAGCAGGCCTCCTCCCAACCATAATCATCACTACTATCAAGAAATGGATAACCAACTGTTACGCGCCCTGCTATCTGCAATGGAGACAACCAATGTCCGCCCCTTGGCTCGCAGGCGTAGCCTCTTCACTGATCCCGAAGGTTTAGCCTCAGGTGACGTCAGTGACATCGTAGACGCGATCATGTTCTTAGGATACAAGCAATGTCCGCAGTTCAAGCTGGACAATCACAACCTCTTCGCCTACACCAATGCCGCCCTCTGGGTCGCTGGTCGTAGCGAGATGAAGGCCCTGGACCTACAGGGTAGGGAGCGACAGGGAGATCCCACACGTGGGCTACTCATCCTCGGCGGTACAGGTACGGGAAAGAGTCTGCTAGTACGACTCCTTCGACAGCTTGCCACTGCACTCTCTACCGAGCATCTCATCTACGACACCACCTCCCAGAGAGAGGTGTGGAAGCCCTTCGTTTGGGCTGATAGACATGCGGTGGAGTACGTCAGCGAGTACAACGCTACAGGTACGATCTCCAGCCAAAATGCTCCAGTGCTCTGTATCCAGGACCTAGGCACAGAGAGCGAAGGCTCTCACTACGGCAAGCGCTGCAATGTCCTCTCGGAGCTCCTCATCTACCGATACGACAAGCAGGACGCTACCCGCCGTACCAGCATCATCACCTCCAATCTCACCCTCTCTGAGATCGGAGACCCTGCACGCTATGGAGAGCGTGTCCTATCTCGCCTCCTCGAGGAGTGCAACATCTTGCAGCTGGCAGGCCCAGACCGGCGCCGTGCACCGCTCCTATGACGACAAAGGTCACCTCAGGAAGAGAACTCTATATCATTAACAAGTTCATCTTGGCTAAGCAATGAGCAGGAAGCATACACGTGTAGGTAAAGAAAACAGAGGGGGGCTAACCAAGTCTCGGGAGACATTCATGCTCTCAGAGGAGGAGATAGCCCTCATCGAACACCGAGTATTCGACGATCGAATACTACTAGAGGACGCAGTCAAGGGCTTCCCTCGGACGGGTCCGATAATAACCTTGGCACTCAAGGATCAAGCCCCGGACGTCTACTATAGAGCAATCGGGGAGAGCAAGGTGATACGAAGGGAGCGCCGCAAAGAGATCACGAGCGAGCCGTGGCACGGAGATAGCTGTACCCTCTTCTGGTCTCCCAAGCTGCTTATCCAAAGAGGCTACCTCAAGGCCTCTGGAGTAAACAAAGACTAGCTGGGGCACCACCCACGAGGCAAATAATAAGCAATGAAACGATTATATCTCATCTCCATCCTCCTACTCACTGCTATCTGCACCTCTTGCAATAGCTCACCATACAGAATCGGCCGTGTCATTGGGAAGCACCTCCGTATGAATGGGCGGGATACCACCTATGTAGTAGTCTTTTACCGCGATGAATGGATTTGGCAGAAAGAATACTCCGCTGTCGTGGCCAAGGAAGACTACAATGTAGTCAATAAAGGTGACTGTGTCGAGTTCAATGTAGAAGCAGGAAAGAAGTAACATGATTTACGGATACATACGAGTTAGCAGTGACAAGCAGACGGTGGAGAACCAGCGCTTCGAAATCACTAACTTCTGCCAAAGGCAAGACATGAAGATCGACGACTGGATCGAGGAGACCATCAGCGGTACGAAGGCCTACAACAAGCGTGAGCTCGGGCGCCTACTTCGCAAGGTAGGTAAGGGCGATACCATTATCTGCTCCGAGCTCTCTCGCCTGGGGAGAAACCTCTTCATGATCATGGAAATCCTCAACATCTGCATGACCAAGGAGTGTCGCGTCTGGACGATCAAGGATAACTATCGCCTAGGTGACGACATCCAGAGCAAAGTCCTCGCCTTTGCCTTCGGGCTCTCTGCTGAGATAGAGCGTAACCTCATCAGCCAACGGACAAAGGAGGCATTGGCCCGTAGGAAGGCCGAAGGTGTGACGTTAGGTAGACCCCATGGGGCAAAGACCGCACCTGAGAAGCATAAGCTATATGCCAAGCAGACGCTCATCTCTGAGCTCATCAAGCAAGGGATCTCCCAGCGTAAGATGGCTAAGATCCTCCGTGTAGATCGTGGTACGATAGCTCGGTACCTCAAGGTTAATAATAGCCTATTGGAACAATGAAGAGGAAGAAACACGCTCCTACCGAGGAGGCTGAGAACCTATGGAGTAAGGCGAAAAGCAGGACATACTATGGAGCGGTCTTACGTGGCGGAGAGTATGGCATAGACGACTTCAAGCGAGACCTAGAGTATTCTATCCCTGGGGTACGCGCTATGTATGCAGGTGTACAGCTTGAGAGCATCGACGAGCACCGAACCGCCATACATGCGGATATATTTGCTGTCTCCGACTACCTAGAGCTGACAGGGCGTATACATGAAGGCGAGAGTCTCGAGGAGTACCTCCTACGTGAAAGTCCAGACTTCATATTGGCAAAGCGCGCCCTTGGGCTTATCGGAATCCCCGAGGGAGATCTCGCCCCATACAACCATTAGCTCTCTAAGCGTACAATCAGTCCCTAGGAAATAAGTCACCCAATCACCTTCAGATCCTCGAGGAAGAAATGCAACCGCACATCCGTAGCCCCACTACCATAGTCGTATTATTTGGTAGAATTATTTTTAGTCATACCTCCCGCCCCCTGCACCATCAGATAGAGGTGCTACCACTCTGCACTCCCTTGGTGCAGGGGGATGACGGAGGCAGTCTCAACCCTTTAACTCCTATCTTGCTTATGTCCAAGAAAACGACAGACGGCTGGCTGGAAAAAACGACAAACAGGTCATTCCTATCATTCGTCAGCCTCATCCTCTGCATCTTCCTGTTCTCTCTGGGAGTTGCATTATGGGCTCTCAGTACTCTCGTTCATTCCTCATGGATGAGGATGAACATGATGTCCTGCATCCTCCTCGGCCTTCAGAGCCCCGCCCTCTTCCTTTGGCTCTACTGCACTAGGAAGGATAACACCCGAACCCTCTAACACTAAGACTCATGTCTTTCCTAACAATCGCAGGCCTTGTCCTGCTGGCCGTGTGGCTCTGCTTCCTAGCAGTCATTTTTTTTTCGAAGAGTAGCGACTTCTATGCCCAAGGGTACCGGGAGGGGCGACACCACGGATCGGAATGGGGATACCGCCGAGGGTGGGATGACGCCCAAGCCCAGCCCACCAAGCAGCAAGGGACGCCCAACAGCCCCAACAAGTAACGACAACGACATGGCTATATCCCAACCGAAGGAGGTCGATTATAAGCAGTATGTCGCGACCTTCATGGATAGCAGCGATGAACCACATCGCTGGGTCCTCATCATCTCCTATCCAGACACGGAGGACACGCACCATCATCCCCACCGCAAGGAGGTGAGGCTCGGTGTCCCACCTGTAATGCTGAACATAGAGCGAGAGAGCGCTCTTAGCCCAATCGCAGAGGGGCGGCTCTCGTTCAGTCTTCTTCAGGAGGAGCAGACAGATACAGACCGTCACTTCGACTACCGCCACTTAATGCAATCCCCCGAGGGAAGTGTGTCCGTGGCGCTCCTACGTCTCCCATCCTCCGTTCAGATCACGAGTACAGAGGATCTACTCCGGATCCCCGACGAGCTCGGACTCTATCATAGCGATACATGGGAGCGAGGCTGGTGGCGGGGTACCCTAGACCCCGAGAGCTACCGAGAGCCTGCTAGTCAGCATTCAGGCTACCTAGTAGCCTTCGAGGCTTGTGACTTCGGTAGGCTAAAGCGGATAGAGCTTAGGTCAGGAGATGGGCGGATGCAGGGCTTCCTTCCCCGAATGGAGCTCTCAGAGTTCATCGCCTCACTAGTATCGCTAGCCCTATCTGATCCCGAATGGGCGTACATCTATAGCTCCAACTCCTATGCTCGGTCGTACGGTAGGGCCTATGCCACCAAAGGACTCATGGCATGGTGCGCTGACCACTTCACCGATTGGAAGAATAAGCTGTTCGTAGAAACAGCTCCATTCCTTTCGGATGAAGATAAGCCAATCACGGCCTTTGAGGCGCTAGATCGTGTACTCAGAGCCTTCACACTCTCTATAGAGCAAGCGGAGGGAAACTGGGTCATCACGGATCCCTCGACACTCCAAAGTGCGGAGGAGGGGAAGTATAACTTCTCTACGCAGAATGAAGATGCCTATCTGGATCTAGTGCCTGAGGATCTAGTGCCTCTAGGCGCTGATGGAGAACTGTCCGCTCTACCCGCCCGAGGATCACTGACACTAACGACGGAGTCTCATCTGTCAGAAGCTATACCTACATTCTCCTTCCCTAAGATGGAGATCCCAGGGAAGTGGAGGTTAGTCCCTCGTGCAGATACTAGGATCCGTATCCCTGCTTGGCGCTATCGAATGAATGGCCTAGAGAATTTTGATTGGACCATTTCTGGGGATGACCGGGTGGAGACAGAGGCCTTATCTCTGGGAGAAGATCGGGATCTATATACCGTGGTATGGAACCCATGGAGCATTCATGGGCGGATCGATGCTCCGTCGATTCAAAATGGTCAACACACGGTAGATGAGTGGAGCATATTCCGTACAGACGAGGCTAGCTGGGAGTATGCTCCAGATACAGGAGTATACATGAATAGGGCTCTGAGGGCCGTTCATGAGAACGGAAATATCGAGCTCCTCACCTTCCGTGATAGAGCAGGGTGGCACTATGTCTGTGTAAACTCCTTTGCAATTACAACGATCATCCCAGAGCCAAAGCTATCTTTATACACAGCGTATCTAATGGCTGTTCGGGATGAACTAAACTCATCGCTAGATGCGAAGGGTCGTTCATTGACAGATAAGGCATGGAGCTTCTCCGTACCAAGAGTCGCCGACACAGAAGGAATGGGTCTACGGCTGGATCTCCCCTTGATGGTCTCAATGGGGCAAGATCTCTATCAAGAGTACACAGATAAGACCCATTTCATTATCCCCATATCAAGCACGGGCCCCTATGGGAGAGAATACGATCGAAACGAGTATCTAAATGAGGCTCGGGATAATCTGGCGCGTATCCAAGAATTCACAGATATGGTTACGGGCTGTCGGATCTACTTCTCTCTAGTTGCTCGAGGGGACCAAGACTCCGACCCAGTTCAGTCCCTGGGGATCAGTGTTCGTAAAGAGGAGCTCTCATGGAGTGATGGTGAGAATACGACTCGTCTCCCCTACCTCTCTTATGGCTCTATGAGCAAGGAGGGGCGTCTCAAATGGGGTGCTAGCTGGAACCATCCGAACATCGGTCAGGATGAATATCTAGGAGAAGGCCTGCACATACCGCTCCCTCCTAAGCCGTTCACTCGACTAGAGCTCACAATCTATAAGTCGCCGAAGTTCTACAAGCTGCAGGGTGGACAGTCCGTCGCCACGCACTTTCAGGGGTGGCACCTATGGAGCGTGCCAAGTATCATAGCCCTGCAAGCACCAGCTCTTTGGGTGGCAGACCCTCTTGGCCGTCGTGGTCAGGATCTTGCTCCAGATCGGAAGGAACGCTATCGCTTCACCCCTAGTACAGATGAGGATATAGAGGAGACTCTTCACCTCTCCGATGGGACAGGTCTAGCAAAGCTATCTCCCAGTATCGTGCGCACAGCTGATGGGGTAGCACTCAAGGATCGGGAACGTAAGTCTGAGGATGCCTTCACTCAGTATACTCTAGCTGGGTATCGAGCCGAGTGTTTCGGTGCACTCTATGGAGCTCTTCCAGCTCGAGGCTTTGAGCTGACGGGGACATTCCGCTACCGCTCTAAGATCTCTCGGGCTAAATATATGGGGCTTGACTGGCTGGCTGTATCTCGTGAGATCGATATCCAACAGATGTCAGAGAAGGGTACATATCATTTGTTGCGCCCCGCCTCATCCGTACGACAAGAGAGCCTCATCCCTGAGGTTATCAAGGGGTACCAATATCGAGGAGAGACATATGATACATCTTCACCTCGTTATGTCGATCGTGGACACCGCCCGCCCTCAAGGCGTAGGTAAGCCTCGCCGTTCTCGTCCTACTCCTAGTGCAGATCCCCGAACTCCGATCTTCTTGCAGATTTGTGCAAAGGAGCTAGGCGTTGAGTGCGTTCCTGAGTATCGATTTCACCCGACAAGGCTATGGCGCTTTGACTATGCGTTCCCGATCCAACGTATCGCCCTCGAAGTCGAGGGTGGTGTTTGGACAGGAGGCCGACACACAAGTGCTCGCGGATTTCTCGGAGATATTGAGAAATATAACGAGGCGACACTCCTAGGCTGGCGACTTTTGCGTATCACACCAGCGGATCTCCTTCGTACCTCGACTATGTGCCTACTTAGGCGAGCTATTGAAGCTACTCTCTAGTAAAGGTGTCCACCCTCTTTAATTGGAGGGTGGCGCCTTGAGAGCCAAAATTCAAGTCGAACTCACACCATTATTCTGCTTTCTCATTTATGCCCACAGATCCCCCCATTCAATGTAGACTCCGTACATGTGTGTCCGCAGATGACGCTCAAGAGTTAAGGCGTCTTCGTAAGGTATTCGGATTTCGCAGCGACTACCATCTTTTCAAGTCTTCTGTACTCTTGGTGTTGCGCTTGCTACAAAAAGCGGAGCGTAAGGGGATGGAGATGGATGAAGAGACCATCGAAGAAGCCTTTACCGCTCTAAGTGACTGGGAAGCATCTGAACTAGGGAAGCGCCCTAAGAGGGGGAGCAGGGAGGCTTCACTACTGCACCTTTTGTTCGGGATTGATAATGCACCTGTCGAAGATAGGGTAGAGGGGAAATCCGCCCCAGAACCTCGTCCTGAGGTGCGGATGTGGTATGAGAAGTTTACCCAACACCATTATCAGCGTCTTCATGATATGTTTGCTCATCGTATTCCTAGACCGACAGCTGACGGGATGACACCATTAGACCTATTCCACGAGACGCTCCTTCGTCTCTGCTTCCCTCCTGAAGATATCGATAATTGGGATGATTATCAGCGCTGGGCCCTTCACAAGTTCCATCAAGTAGAATGAGACGACACCGTACAAGCGACTACGTCCGTCTGATGAATAGCAGGGCATGGCGTCGATTGAGACTGACATACCTATCACAGCATCCTCTATGTGAGGATTGCCTACTTGTCGATCGCACCACTCCAGCACGGGAAGTCCATCATATACGCCCCATAGAGAGCGCTGCTGGACGTCCAGAGGAGATGAAGGCTCTTGCTCTCGATCCTGGGAACTTACGTGCACTCTGCACTTCTTGCCATCAAGAAGCGCACCGACTGCTCGCTTCATCTAGCAAGGCTGTAGCGAGGGAGCGAGCCAAGGAAGCCCTAGACTCCTTCGTCTCCCATTACCTAGCTGATCCACCACCTATTAAGTGATGTAGATATTTGCTAGTATGACTTGCTTTCTCTACCTTTGCCCCTGCATGGCAGGCGGGGTAACGTATGCCTGCCAGCAGGGGAAGGAAGAAGTTTAGGACTTTGATATCGTGAATGTCACGATCCACTTCCCGAACTTAATCCTAATACTAATGCTCGTTCGCATGACTTGAAGTATTAGGAGTTTTAAGTTAAAGGGGTGAGGCTTTCGGGCTTTACCCCTTTTCTCTTAGGTACTAGGACTTTCCTTGTACCCGTCCAAAAGTTCCGTTATCAAGTGGCTCGCTTGCCTCTGTTTCCCATCCCTTTTGTACTACAAAGATACGAAAAGCATACGTACCAACCAAATATAATCAATTCTTTTCCAGATACTTACAGTAATTTTTGAGCGGGGGGGGGAGGGTGTTTTTTAGGAAAGGGAAGCCCCCTGCATACCACCCCCTGCTCCCTCTTTCACGCGTGAGGTCTCAGGGTCCCGTGGGGGTATCTCTGTGCATGGAAGGTTGGGGGGGAGGGAACTATCCCCGGGGGGCAGCTAGGTGACAAAGTTGCAAAAAATGCAACCGAGTGGAACGAAAAATAGGCAAGTGTGAGGTGTTGTGGGGACAGACAAATTCATTTGGGGGGTAAGGGTATGATTCAACTTTACAGGGGAAGCCCCTGCCATTTCAGGAACCAATCGCAGGAATTGCCCAAGGGGCTACTATGGTTGATATCTTTCGTGAACAGCGCTTGTTCACTAATATTTTGATTGAGCTATGAACAAGGACCAGACTATTTCTTTCCTCCGTGAGTGCCTAGAGGCTATCGGATCTTACTCTGCTGCTTTTGAGCCTCTATTAGAAGATCTATCCATGGCACTACAGGTGCGTGACATGGCTTATCAGAGCCTCATGCAAGACGGTGTTACCGTGGAGGAGCTAAGTCGAGAGGGTGACCCACGAAAGAAGGGGAACCCTGCCTGGCCGATGTTTATCGAGACCAGCAAGGAAGTCCGTGCTAAGCTCACAGCTCTCAACATGACGGTCGCCACTGCGAAGTTTACCAGTGGAGACGAAGTAGATAAGCTAAATCAGATCCTCCTCGAAGCCCTCAATGAGTACACTAAGCCCAATCGAAGCACAAAAGCTAAAAGCCCAGCTAGTAGAAAGGTTACAAAGAGCTAAGATCCCCTACCCTCGCTTCAACAAGCTGGATAAGCGACTCTCCTCCTATATTCGCGCTTGCATCAAGAGCCCCGAACTACATAATATGTATGAGCTCTTCGCCTTGGAGAGCTTTCTCCAAAAGGTCGAGCGCTATACCCTTCGGGACGAGCAGGTCCGCCACTTTATAACTTTTTATGAGCATATCCGGCTCCCAAGCGCCGAGGGTATGGTCTTTTTCCCGCTGACACCAGTGCAGGTCTTCCAATTCACGAATATCTTCTGGTTCTATTATCCCGATGACCCGGATCGGAGGGTGGTGCGAGAGGTGCTACTTTTCGTCCCGCGTAAGTTCAGTAAGACGACTAGCATCGCCACACTTGCCGTCTACGATCTCCTCTACGGAGATGCTAATGCAGAGAGTTACGTCGGTTCAAATAGCTACCAGCAATCGCAGGTCTGCTTTGGAGTGATTAGTAAGATCCTCCGGGCTCTAGACCCCACGCTTCGTCGCTTCAAGATCAACCGTGAGCAGGTATTCAATCGTATGCCTGGTAAGATGTCGATCTCTCGATGTCTTGCCAGCGCTGCCGATCGCCTCGATGGGCTGAATGCTTCACTCGTGATCATTGACGAGTACGCCCAAGCTGAATCGGACGCTCTCAAGAGTGTACTCACAAGCTCTATGGGAGCCCGTCGCAATCCCCTAACCTTCGTGATTACCACCGCCAGCGATAAGTCAGATACTCCATTCATCGAAATGCTGGAGGCTTATAAGTCAATTCTTCGAGGAGAGGCGGAGAATGATGCTATCTTCGCCCACATCTTTGAGCCTGACGCCCTGGATGAAGAGGGAGACCCGAATACCTGGATGAAGGTACAACCCCACCTCGGAGTTACCGTCCGCCCCGAGTACTACGCAGCTGAGTACGAGAAGGCACAGCTTACCGCTGGAGAGATGAAGACCTTCCGAAACAAACTTCTTAACATCTTTGCTCGAGATGAACGAGAGATGTGGTTGGATCGAGCCACCATCGAGCGTGCCTTTCTCTCTGTCCCCCTAGAACTTCTCCGTGGGTCACGGGCTATGTGTGCAGTAGACCTCTCCGTACGAGACGACTTCTCCGCCGTCACCTTCCTCATCTATACTCCGAGTCGTGTCCCTGAGGGGAGGACGACCGTCTGCCCCTTCCACGCTGTGACATACTACTTCTTCCCCCGGGGGCAACTCGATCGCCATGTCAATCGGGAGCTTTATCGCCGATGGGTAGACGCAGGACACCTCCTCCTCTGCGAAGGTGAATCCATCGACTATGCTCAGATAGTGAATCTCATCCTCAGTCAGCCTTTCGCCACCCTAAAGATCGGATACGATCCATACAAGGCATTGGAATTTACCAATCTACTCCTCGCTACCCCCGGGGTGGGGAAGGCGAACCTCGAACCTATTCCTCAGACAAATGGGAGCTTCAACACTGCTGTAGACTCCTTTGAACTTGCTCTCTCCCGTGACCAGATCACCTTCGCCCCGAATCCCATCACCGCTTACTGCTTCGCCAACGCTGTAATCGACTCCGACCGTCTCGAGAACCGTAAGCCCATCAAGGCAACGCCCAACGAGAAGATAGACGGTGCTATCACCTGTCTTATGGGCTTCTGGCTCTTTAATCACTATAAGTCTTAGGACTGTACTCTTTGCTCTATGCCCTCTCCGCTCACCAGCTAATCCCTCATTTTATGTTTCTCCTCCAATCCCTCCGTTCACTCTTCCGTCGTAGTAAAGACTGCCAAAGTTCCTCAGGGTCCTCTTCTCTGGATAGCTTCCTCACTGACTTCGCTCCACGCCGCAACTCCTCCATCTCTACACCAGAGAGTGCAATGGCAATTGCGGCCGTCTATCGCTGTGTGGACATTCTCTCAGGCACTATCGCCTCCCTCGACCTCCAGCATCAGAAGAAAGACCGCAAGGTCTTTATCCACGACGAAACTAGCCCTCTCTCACTCCTTTTCTCAGGCAAGGCTAACGACCGTCAGAACTTCTTCACCCTACTTCAAAATGCGATTATACGCCTGCTCCTTTCAGGTAACGCTTACCTAATGCCCCGCTTCGATCGATCGGGGCAGATCGATAGTCTCATTCTCCTCTCTGATGGAGCCGTATCGTACGACCCGTTAAGTAACCGTTACCATATCTCTGATCCAGTCTTTGCTATCGCTGGAGACTTTCCAGCTGATGCCATTATCCACCTCAAGAACAAGAGCCTAGATGGGGGCTACACTGGTGTCTCCACTATCCGATACGCAGCCCTTAGCCTCAGCCTCAGCGCCAACGCTGACCGCCAGACCAATGACGGGCTCCTCGCAGGGAACCAGAAATCTGGCTTCCTTGTCGGTGGTAATGAACTCCAAGGAATAGGCGCACTGAGCGAAGACGTTTCTGACCGAATTACAGCCAGGGTGAACCGAGAGATCCAGGCAGGCCAGCGCATCATTCGCCTTTCTGGATCAATGCAATTCATAGAGAGTAGTATGAGCAACAGCGACGCCGAACTGCTAGCGGTGCGCAAGTACTCCGTCCTTGATGTCTGTCGATTCTTTGGAGTTCACCCTTACATGGTTTTTGCTGATCAAAGCACCAACTATAAGGAGGCCGAGAACTCCCAGATCAACTTTCTCAACCAGACCCTCCGGCCTTTTCTTCGACAGATCGAGCAGGAGTTCACCGACAAGCTCTTGCCACGCTCCCGGCGACAAGCTGAGCGTATTCACTTCGATCTATCTTCCCTCTTTGCAACGGATCTACGGACTCGTGCCGAGTACGTAAAATCTTTGGTAGAGTCTGGTGTGATGACACCTAATGAAGGAAGGCAATTTGAAGGTCGTGCACCCCTAGATGGAGGAGACACCCTCTTTGTCTCCTGTAATATTGCCCCTATTGATAGCCCTAAGATACGTGGAGATCAGGGGGAGATACCTCTTGAAGAATAGTGGGGCCAAAAGATAGCCCTGTAAGAGTAAGGGTGTATAACTATCCCAAGCAGTATGCCTAAAGATCCTTCAATAGACCACCCAGTAGAAATCCTGCATGAGCGCCGGAGCTTTGATGGCCTAGATACTCGCCCTGCTTTAGGTGGTGGTGAGAGCCGCTGTATTGAGGGGCTTGCCATCGTCTACGAAAGAGAGAGTGAAGTCCTCTATGACTGGTGGGAGGATCGTGCCTTCACTGAGATCGTCCACCGTGGTGCTGTTACAGAGGAACTCCTTAGTTCCTCTGACGTTCTCGCGCTCTACGAGCACGACCGCACCAAGCTCCTCGCCCGTAGTACTCATGGTGAGGGTAGCCTCACCCTTTCCATCACCCAGGAAGGTCTCCGATATTCATTCGATGCCCCAAAGACCCAGCTCGGAGATGACACTCTGGAACTCCTACGTAGGGGTGACCTCCGTGCTTCTAGCTTCCTTTTCGGTGTCGGTAAGGGCGACACCCGCTGGGAGCAGAGAAGCGATGGGACATGGCTCCGCCATATCGACCATTTCTCCTTTCTTGGTGATGTCTCCGTAGTCAGCCAACCTGCCTACCCACAGAGCACAGCCAACGCTCGAAGTCTTCCCGACTTTCCGCCCTCCGAGGATCCAAAGAAAGAGCCACGCTCAAAGTCTCCCCTCGAAGAGTACGCACTGAAGCGTGCCAATCTCATTTCCCTCTAATTTACCCCCCTCCCTATGACAAAAGAACAAGAAGAGCTCCAAAAGTCACACGCTCGCTTCAAAGAACTACAAGAAGTCCGCAGAGCAGGTAAGCTCACGGAGGAAGAAGAGCGGGAGCTCATTCAGCTCACTGCTGACCTCGAAGAGCGAAGTGTCAATGCCCTAGCGCAGAAGGCTCTCCAAGCGACACAAAGTACAGGTAGTGCAGAGGCTAACCAAGCCTTCCTTGAGGCTGGCCGTCGTGCTTATAGCACCCATCAAGCAGTCGATGTGGAAGTACGTGCGGCCACACTCTCCCCTCAAGTCGAGGCGGCTCGCCCGACTATCATCCAAGAAATCTTGGAGCCACTAGAGGCAGAACTCATCCACACCAAAGTGGGGCTGAAGATCCAGACAGGTGTCCATGGACAACCAGTTTGGCCAGTCTTAGCAGGAGTTAAGGCGACCATCGCAGGAGAGAATGTCGCACTCAGCGATCAGGCTATTAGCCTCGATAAGGTGAGTGCCAAGCCTGAGCGTGTCGGTGTGTATGTTCCTGTCACCATGCAGGCACTAGGTGCGACGAACCTCAATCTCCGCTCGATCACCACTGAGCGCCTAGCACAGGCCGTAGGGGATGCTCTTAACACGGCGCTCTTTGCCAAGACCGCCCCAAGCTCCCCCAACAATGGTATCGGCTCCGTACTCGCTGCACCCTATGCAGCTCCTCTCACATCAGGATGGTCTGCCTCGGTCGCCCCTACGATCAAGGAGGTCGTTGCCCTTGAGGCCGAAGTGCTAGGCAAGGAAGTCAAGGTGGACAATAGTACTGCGTACTTCGTACACCCCAAGACCTATTGCATGCTGAAATCGACCCCCATAGAGAGGGGGAACCCCAAAATGATGCTCGAAGACGGGCACATGAACAATCTCCCCGTAATCTCTACCACCTATATCCCTGAGGACGCTATCCTCTTCGGGACCTTGTCCTATGCGGTGCTTGCTCACCACGGAAATGGTGATCGCTTCTATGCTCAGTACAACGGAGTGTATGATAGGATCGACTTCACCCTCAACGGTGATTACTCCCTCACAGTGCTCCGCACAGAGGCATTCGCTGCTATCAAGCGTAAGTAGTACACCCTTATGCCCCGGTACCTAACCCTCCCAGAAGCTAAGAAGCACCTCAACGTAGACCACGATGAGGATGATGGCTTTATCGTCGAGCTCCTTGATGTAGCTGAAGATTTCCTCTCGAACCTCCTCCATCGACCGCTCTATGCAGTTGAGGAATCCGATGGAGCTCTTCCCCCAGCTCTTCGACATGCTCTGAGGATGATAGTCGCTCGTCTCTATGCAGATAGGGAGGGGTATCGGTCTGGGCGCATGACGGAACTCCCTTTTACCATTCCAGCACTCATCAGCCCCTATAGGATAGAGCGATGAATGCAGGCGCCTTTACCCACCGAATTACCTTCATTAGCTCCGTACGTAAGCAAAGCGCATCTGGAGCTGTGCGTGATGAACGACAAGACTCCTTTCACACCCGAGCCTTCCTTAAGACATTGCGTCCAACCTTCAATAAGAATGGATTGCAGGCCCAGGAAGTCGTAGACCCTAGCTCGCTTGTCTTTGTGGTGCGAGACGATAGACGGATCTTCTCTTGTCGGTGGCTCCGTTGGCGTGGCGACATTTACAGCATAGTCCTCCTCAAACCGCTACCAGACCGTACAGTTGAGGTTACCTCCCGATACGTAGACGAGTAATGCCCGAAATCGTCAGCATCACCGGTCTATCCGAGGTAAAGGGCTTCCTAGAGCGGCTCAAGTCCGCTCCAAGCCCTGAGAGGCTTCGTGAGCCCTTCTTTCGGGCTGCAGAGCTCTACCAGCAGGACGTCCGCTTGACGCTCCCGGCCTTATATCGCCCTCCGAGTCGAAATGGACATAGACCACGGGGCAACCTAATTCGAGGACTTCGTAGGCGTATGCCCCGAAGGAGTAGAGGGGGACACATCAGCCTTTCCGTGGGCTTCTACTACGTGGACGGACGTATGCCTTATAGCGAGAGCAAGGCTGCTAACCATGCTCATCTCATTGATCAGGGCACCACCGATCGCTACACTCGGGCAGGAAAGTATCGGGGGCATGTTACTCCGACATTCTTCTGGACGGGGGCAAAGCAGCGCCAGAGATATAGAGCTCAGTCCCTCCTTCTGCAGGGTATATTCCGTACTCTATCAAGTATCTAAGGTATGTACGTCGATTCTAATCGTAAGTGGCGATCCGCTCAGTGGGTACGCACTCAGCTCCTTTTCTCCGAAGATCTTCGAGGCCTTGTCGGAGAGAAGATATTCCCTCTCATAGCTCCAGAGGGTACGGAAGGCGACTTCATCACCGTCACCCGAACAGCCTATGGGCGTGAGTACGACAAGACGGGTGATGCCCACAGCATCACCACTGTCACTGTTCTCTGTGTCTCGGACGACTACGACCGAAGTCTTCAGCTTTCAGAGTTCGTTGATGCTGTTCTTGACGGAGGACGTAACGACGATATTGGCAAAATCTTCGGGTCCAGCTCTACCTCCGCCACTCTTGACACCAGCGAAGAGTACTTCCTGGACGGCAAGATAGTCCAGTCCCTCACTTTCGCTATTTCCTAATTCTCTAACCCCTAACCCAACATTATGCCTTCTCCAGCAACACCTCAGAAGTTCGATAAGAACAAAGACCTCATCCAGGGCGAACTGACGATGGTCTTCCTCAATGGGCTCCTATTTGCCTACGCTAAGAAAGATGACTTCAAGTTCTCTCCCAGCCAGATTGACGTTGCCAGCAAGCTCTCGGGCAAGTTCGACGACAAGATGGGAGGTAAGAACGAATGGTCACTCTCTGTAGAAGCCCTCCTCTCAACGACCAAGGGACACATGTCCTACGACGCTCTAGAGCATATCGCTGCTAGTGGTAAGGCTGTTACTTTCGAACTGGCTCGGGTCACTGTAACCGACAACAATGGCGAGCGTACAGCCACCAAGGGTGATGTCCTACGTAAGGGGCGTGTCACCGTCAGCGATCTCTCCAGGAGCAGTCAGAATGGAGAGTATGAGACTCTGTCTTGTACGCTCAATGGCTCGGGACCTCTCCTGACTGGATCAGGTAAGGAGGTAGGCAGCGCCGAAGCACTTACCGAAGCAGGCATTACCCTCGAATAATGGATGTCCTCCGCCTCCGCGTAACGCTCCGTGCGGTTCTCCTCTTTGAGAGGCTTTCCGCACGGAGTTTTGCATCTCTAGATCTACAGGATCCAGACGATGTCGAGCTCCTCATTTACACTCTGCAACGAGATGCCTCTCCCGAAGGCAGTCGTCTACCTTTCGATGCCTGGAGGACTGTACTCAAGAACCCCGATGTATCGGAGACTTACTATACAGCATTAGGTAAGGCTCTCGAAGAGTTAGGCGAATTTTCCCTTATGGGAGGATCCGGCGAAGAGGCTGAACTATTGGAGAGTCCCGATGACACTCCCTCCTTCACCGAAATAGCTACTCAGCTCATCATCGAAGGGGGGATTAGCCCAGACTACGTAATGGATCGGCTCGAACTCTGGGAGCTCCCAGCCTTGCTCCAAGCCCTCGAGGGGCACAAGCGGGAAGGATTAGAGCATACACGTCTTTTCACTTGGCTTTCTATGCTCCCACACCTCGCTCAAGATGTAGCTGAAAGCCCCGAGAAGATCCTTCCTTTCCCCTGGGACGAGGCAGAGCGTTCTGCAGAACGCTCCGCCGTACTTGACATCCTCCGAGGAGCTACCTATACCCCATAGATCAGCATACCCTCATCTCACCTACTCATAAGAGAATAGCTCTGCACTACAGCAATGGCCAACAATCTCTCCTTCACCGTTCGTCTAGAGCTTCTAGCGGACAAGTTCCGCCAGAAGGCCGAAGGTGCTATGAATGCCCTGCGAGGTATCCAGTTCCAAGCCATAGCAATGGCTGGGGCTCTTGGTGCTGGCATCTCATCGCTCTCAGGGCTCTTCTCGTCACTTGTTTCCACGGCTCGTGAAGCAGGCCGTGCTCGTACCACTCTTCGTAATGTTAGTGCTGATGCGCACGAGTACGGGCAGAGTCTTCGCTTTGTCTCTGAGCTATCAAATAAGTACGGCACCGATCTCATCGGTCTCACGGAGGCCTTTGCTAAATTCAAGGCAGCCGCTACACCTGCAGGAGTTGCTGTAGCTGAACAGGAGCGTATCTTCGCTAATATCTCCAAAGCGATGACGTCCTTTGGCATATCAGGAGGGGAGGCAACCCTTACAATGGCTGCCATTACACAGATGATGGGGAAGGGAAAGATTTCCAGCGAGGAGCTACGTCAGCAGCTGGGCGAGCGCATCCCTGTCGCAATGCAGGCCATGGCAAATGCTGCAGGTGTATCGGTTGGACAGCTCGATAGGCTTTTGAAGGAAGGTAAGCTCCGGAGCTCCGAGATTATGGGTAAGTTCTCCGATGAGTTGGCTAAACTCAGTGGTGAGACCTCGACAGATAACCTCGAGGCTAGCCTCGGGCGCTTGAAGAACGCCTTCTCCGATCTGACTGATGCCCTAAGGATTGGCGATCACTTTAAGCAAGCTGTGGATATTGTAAGGGGACTGCTTGAATATCTTCGTACACATCTATCTAACTTCTACATCTGGGCGGGTGCCTTGCTCGCAGGCAAGCTTTGGGGGAAGTTCTCCAATGCCTGGAGTGAGGCTGGTGCTGCTATTCGTGCTAGCCAAGCACAAGCCATCGCTGATGACGCTAGAGCCAAGAGCGTTGCCCAAAAAGCAAAGTCTGATGCCGAGAAGGCCCTCCGTTCTGCTCAGGAGAAGGTCGCACGTGCTGAAGCAGCGCTAGAGAAGGCTACTGCTCCCACAAAGTCCGAGGCGAACCGCATAGTTAAGGCGCAAGCGTCTGGTGACAAGGGATTTTCTTCCGCCGTGGCAAACCTCAGTAAGGCACAGGCTGAGTACCGCCAACTCACAGCTCTCCACCAGTCCTACTT